ACCATGAGTGAAAACAAAATTACACCGGAACAATTAGAAGAACTACAAGGATACGTAGGAAAACTAAACAACGCGGCAACGCAAATTGGAAACCTGGAACTCCAAAAACACCAACTACAACATGCGGCAGGTGAAGTTCAATCTGACTTAAACAAATTCCAAGCTAAACTTGAAGAAAAGTACGGTAAAGTACAAATCAATATTCAAGATGGAACTAGAAGAACTACAAGGATACGTAGGAAAACTAAACAATGCGGCATCGCAAATTGGAAACCTAGAACTCCAAAAACACCAACTACAACACGCAGCAAGTGAAGTCCAATCTGACTTAAGCAAATTCCAAGCTAAACTTGAAGAAAAGTACGGAAAAGTACAAATCAATATTCAAGATGGAACGTATAAGCCAATTGAAGAAGAAGCTGAAGTTGTAGCAGAAGAAAAATAGGTCATGTCACTGGTAAGAAAAATTAGTATAGGTAGAGACTATAAGAATGACGCTATGCATTATTCTGTAGGTCAAGAAGTATATGGTGGGCATATTATATGTGACATCGTAGAAAATGACGACAAGTTTTCTATTTATATTAAAAAAGGAAATGAAGTATTACCGTGGAAAGATTTTAATAAGAATATGGCTATAGCCGTTGAATACAACTTAGAATACTAATGCAAAGTTTATTTAACTTTATAGTTAAACCTAAAAACGAAAGATACGATAATAAAAAATATATTGATGGTCAGGAGCTTCTGTTAAATACAGAAATTTCTGATCACCAATATGTTAGTCGTAACGGAATAGTGATAGCAATACCTAAATCATACAATGGAGAAATCCAAGTTGGCGATGAGGTTATTGTGCACCACAACCTTTTTAGAAGATGGTATAATGCACACGGTATTGAAAATAATTCTAGTAATTATTTTGAAGAAGATAAATACTTTGTAGGATTAGACCAAATATTTTCATATAAACGAAATAATAACTGGTATGCTTTAGATGGTTATTGTTTTGTTAAACCAATTGAATCAAATAATATTATTGAAAAAGAAACTCCACATAGGGGGATCATGAAATATAAAGATAAAAATCTTGAAGGTATAGAAGCTGAAGATTTAGTTGGGTTTACACCAAATAGTAAATATGAATTTATTATTGATGGTGAAAGATTGTATAGAGTATTAACTAAATTTATAACCGTCAAGTATGAACGTCAAGGAACAGAAACAGAATATAATCCAAGCTGGTTATGAAGCAGTCAAAGAGCTCATTAAAGTTGCGAAAGAACCAATTGTTGAAACTGATGATGATGTTTCAGCCGATCGACTCAAGAACGCTGCAGCCACTAAAAAGCTCGCAATATTCGATGCATTTGAGATCTTAAATAGAATCGAGATTGAAAAAGCATTATTAGAAGGCAAGAATATAGAAGAAAGAGCTGAGTCGTTTAAAGGCTTTGCGGAAAGAAGATCTAAGTAATGTACGAGCAATCATTATATCGCGTTATAGAGCCTATAAAAATCAATACGATTAAAAGGCTTAATAAAGCAAAAAAGTGGAAATACGGGTACAATAAGGAGCATGACGTGGTTGTTATCAGCAAGACTGGGCAGATTGGGGATGTGTATAGCATACAAAATTTAAAAATAGCATTACCTCCAGCGCCGAAGAACTTAGATAAAGGAAATAATAAATGGAGTAAAATAGAATATCCAAAAGAACTTTCAAAGTTAAAAACGATATTCGATTGGAAAGATTTACCGAATGAATTTAAAAACAAGTGGAATGCATACATTGATACAGAATTTACCAAACGCGATGAAGGCTATTGGTTCTATAACAAAGATGCTCCTACTTATATTACTGGGTCTCATTATATGTACTTGCAGTGGACTAAAATCGACGTGGGTGCTCCAGACTTCAGGGAAGCAAACAGATTATTCTTTTTATTCTGGGAAGCTTGCAAAGCAGACGTTCGATGTTATGGAATGTGCTACCTCAAGAATAGACGGAGTGGGTTTTCATTCATGGCATCAGCAGAGACTGTCAACCAAGCTACCATCTCTTCAGACTCTAGGTTTGGGATATTATCCAAATCTGGTTCTGACGCCAAGAAAATGTTTACAGATAAGGTCGTTCCAATATCCGTTAATTACCCATTCTTTTTTAAACCCATACAGGATGGAATGGATAGGCCTAAGACAGAATTGGCTTATCGTGTACCCGCAAGTAAGTTTACAAAGAAAAGTATACTCACGAATCAAAGGAACGAGGAACTCGCGGGATTGGACACTACCATCGACTGGAAGAACACGGGGGACAACTCCTATGACGGTGAAAAACTTTCGCTCTTGGTCCACGATGAAGCGGGAAAATGGGAGAGGCCCGAGAACATCCTCAACAACTGGCGTGTCACGAAAACCACGTTAAGATTAGGGAGTAGAGTTATTGGTAAATGTATGATGGGTTCAACAAGCAACTCATTAGACAAAGGTGGTGAAAACTTTAAAAAATTATACAATGACTCAGATGTTACAAAAAGAAACCGCAATGGACAGACTCGCTCAGGATTATATAGTTTGTTCATACCTATGGAATGGAACTTCGAAGGATTCATTGATGCTTATGGAATACCTGTATTCAACACTCCCAAAGAGCCAATTGAAGACAACTATGGGGAATACATTGATGTCGGGGTTATCGATCACTGGGAAAACGAAGTTGAAGGCTTAAAAGGAGATCAAGACGGTTTAAATGAATTTTATAGACAATTTCCAAGGACTGAAGAGCATGCTTTCAGAGATGAAACTAAAAATAGCATATTTAATCTTGCTAAGATTTACGAACAGATTGATTTTAATGAAGAAGCTAGATATAGCGCTTTAGTTACTAAAGGGAGCTTCCAATGGAAAAATGGTATTAAAGATACTGAAGTAGAATTTGTTCCAAATTTGAATGGAAGATTTAATGTAAGTTGGGTGCCAGGTAAGAATTTACAAAATAGAGTAATAATAAAAAATGGTACTAAACACCCAGGAAACGAGCACATTGGCGCTTTTGGTTGTGATAGCTATGATATATCGGGAACTACAGATGGTAAAGGCTCAAAGGGGTCTTTGCATGGGTTAACCAAATTTAGTATGGAAGATGTACCAGCAAATCGATTTTTTTTAGAATATATAGCTAGACCACAAACAGCTGAAATATTTTTTGAAGATATATTAATGGCATTACATTTTTATGGTATGCCAATACTTGCAGAGAATAATAAACCCAGGCTGTTATATTATTTAAAAAGAAGAGGCTACAGAGGTTATTCAATGAACCGCCCTGATAAAATTTGGAATAAACTATCAACAACAGAAAAAGAAATAGGCGGCATACCAAACTCAAGCGAAGATATAAGGCAAGCGCATGCTGCCGCAATTGAAAGTTATATTAATTCTTATGTGGGTATAAAACCTGATGGGCAACACGGTGATTTATATTTTAATGAAACTTTAAACGATTGGGCTAAGTTTGATATAAATAAAAGAACAAAATTTGATGCGGCGATAAGTTCTGGTTTAGCAATTATGGCATGTAACAAAAATTTGTACGCACCCAAACCAAATATACAATTAAAAAATAAAGTTAATTTTAGTTTTGCTAAATACAATAATAAAGGCAATTTTTCAAAAATAATAGAATAAATGGATAAAGTACTAACAAGAGGTATATTTCCGAGCCAAGCGGTATCTGATACTAAAAAGGCTAGCAACCAATACGGATTAGAAATAGGCAAAGCTATTGAATCTGAATGGTTTAAAAAAGACTCGGGTAGCTCGCGTTATTTTGCAAATAGAGATAATTTTCATAGATTAAGGTTATATGCAAGGGGCGAACAAAGTATACAAAAATATAAAAACGAATTGTCTATTAACGGTGATTTATCGTATTTAAATTTAGATTGGAAACCGGTTCCTATTATTCCAAAATTTGTGGATATAGTTGTTAATGGTATTGCAGAAAGAGCTTATGATTTAAAAGCTTATTCGGTTGATAGCATTGCTACAAAACAAAGAACAGATTATGTTAAGGGTATTGTTGAGGACATGCGCCTGTTTGATTTTAAAGAAAACGTCGAAACCCAAACCGGATTAGATACGTTTAATAATAACAAAGAAACATTACCAGAAGATGATGAAGAATTATCTTTGCACATGCAATTAAACTACAAACAAAGTATTGAAATAGCTCAAGAGCAAGCAATAAATAATGTTTTTGATTTAAATAAATACGATTTGTTAAAGAAAAGAGTAGACTACGATATAACGGTACTCGGCATGGGTTGCGTTAAAAATAGTTTCAATACCGCAGAGGGTATAAAAATAGATTACGTAGATCCAGCTGATCTAGTCTATTCTTATACTGACTCTCCATATTTTGATGATTTGTATTATGTGGGTGAAGTAAGAAGAGTACCTATTTCGGAACTTAAAAAACAATTCCCAGAATTAACAACAGAAGATATAGAAGACTTAGAAGGATACGGCTCTGGTAATTCAAAATTATATAATAAATCTTATACAGCTGAAAGTCAAGATAGAAATTATGTATACGTATTATATTTTGAATATAAAACATACCAAAACCAAGTTTATAAAATAAAAGAAACATCTACAGGCGCAGATAAAGCATTACAAAAAGATGATACTTTCAATCCGCCAAGAGATAATAGAGCTAGATTTGAAAAAGTAAATAGATCAATTGAAGTATTATACGAAGGTGCAAAAATAGTAGGATTTAATAAGTTACTAAGGTGGCAAAAGGCTGTTAACATGACAAGACCTAAATCTGACATCACTAAAGTACAAATGAGCTATAATATAATAGCTCCAAGAATATATAAAGGAAAGCCTGAGTCATTAGTTAGCAGAATGACAAGTTTTGCAGATATGATTCAAATAACGCATCTTAAATTACAGCAAGTACTCTCAAGAATGGTTCCAAACGGAGTATTTTTAGATGCGGATGGTATTGCTGAGGTGGATTTAGGTAATGGAACAAATTATAATCCACAAGAAGCATTAAACATGTACTTCCAAACAGGTTCTGTTATTGGTAGATCAATGACACAGGACGGTGAGTTTAATAATGGAAGAGTGCCTATTCAAGAATTACAATCGTCTGGCGGTAATAATAAAATAAGTAGTTTAATTCAATCTTATAATTATTATTTACAAATGATGCGAGATGTTACAGGATTAAATGAAGCAAGAGATGGAAGCACGCCTGATAAAAACGCATTAGTTGGGTTACAAAAATTAGCGGCAGCTAATAGTAATACGGCAACAAGACATATATTACAAGGTGGTTTATATTTAACATTAAAAACAGCAGAAGCTATTTCGTTACGTGTAGCAGATGTTTTAGAATATTCAAATACTAATCAACAATTTTTACAATCATTAGGTAAATTTAATGTTGGTAATTTAAATGAAATAAAAAACTTGCATATTCATGATTTTGGTATATTTTTAGAACTAACACCAGACGAAGAAGAAAAACAATTGCTAGAGAATAATATACAAATGGCTTTACAAAAAGACCAAATATTTCTTGAAGATGCAATCGATGTGAGAGAAGTTAGAAATCTAAAATTAGCTAATCAATTATTAAAAATTAGAAGAAGAAAAAAATTAATACAAGATCAAGCTATTTCACAAAGAAATATTGAAGCTCAGTCACAGGCTAATGCTCAATCTAGCCAAGCTTCTGCAGCGGCAGAAATACAAAAACAACAAGGCGTTGCAGAAAGTAAAGTGCAAATTGCACAAGCTCAATCACAATTTGATATTCAAAAACTAGAAAGAGAGGCTCAAATTAAAAAAGAATTGATGCAATTTGAGTTTGATTTAAATATGCAGCTTAAAACGGTAGAAGCAGATGTGATTAAAAATAAAGAGAAGTATAAAGAAGACCGTAAAGACGAAAGAACAAAAATACAAGCTTCGCAACAAAGTGAACTTATAGACCAGAGAAAATCTGGCAAACCACCAAAAACCTTTGAGTCTGCAGGTATGGACACATTGGGTGGATTTGGTTTAGAGCAATTTGAACCAAGATAAATTTTTTTAAACAATTATATAATATTTTATTATGGCAGAAATTAAAGCTAAAGTGGTAGATGCTGAAGAACCGTCTATCCAAGAAAAAGAAGAAGCATTACAGAAAAAAGCTACAAGCTTTGATGAAGATTCTGGAATGTACAAAGTAAATTTAAACGAACCTAAACAAAAACAGGATGCCGTTCAAGAACAAAAAACAGAAGATGGCGTGTTACGCGGAAGCAGCGAGAATGAGGAAGCTGGGGAAAAAACCGAAGTGGAATTGCAAGAAGTACGACAAGAAAAAGAAGAGCAAGTAGAAGAAAAAGAAACACCAGTATTAGAAGAAGTAACAGATGATGAAACCAGTAGTAACGAAGCTTCGGCGGCTGCAAAGCAAGAAGAAAGCAAAGTTGAACCGGTTGAAGAAACAAAAGTTGAAGCCAAAAAACCGGAAGTAGAATATCCTGAAAACATGATGGACCTAGTAAAGTTCATGAATGAAACGGGCGGTACTATTGAAGATTACGTTCGATTAAATGCAGATTACACTAACGTGGATGAAAGTACATTGTTAGTGGAATATTATAAACAAACAAAACCTCATTTAAGTTATGATGAAATACAATTCCTTATGGAAGATAATTTTTCATATGACGAAGAAGTAGATGAGGATAGAGATATAAAAAGAAAAAAATTAGCTCTTAAAGAAGAGGTTGCAAATGCTAAAAACTTTTTAACAGGTCTTAAGGATCAATATTACAAAGAAGTCAAGTTGGGTTCTAAGTTAGCTCCTGAGCAACAAAAAGCGGTAGAATTTTTTAACCAATACACTGAAGAGCAAAAATCAGCTGATGAATTATTAGCAAAGCAAACACAACATTTTGAACAAGAAACAAGTAAAGTTTTTAATGACAATTTTAAAGGTTTTAATTTTGCCGTTGGAGACAAAAAATACAGGTTTAATGTTAAAGATGTAAACCAAGTAAAATCGCAAAATTTATCAAATGTTTTTGATAAATACGTTAATGAGAATAATCTTCTTAATAATGCTGGTGATTTTCACAAGGCTTTATTTGCGGCTAAAAATCCTGATGCAATAGCAAATCATTTTTATGAGCAAGGCAAAGCAGACGCCATAAAACAAATGACAGCAGAAGCTAAGAACATTAATATGGATCCTAGAAAAACTGCAGATGGTTATGTTGAAACCGGAGGAATAAAAGTAAGAGCTATTTCAGGGGATAATAATTCAGGGCTAAAAATTAAACTAAAAAATTATTAACAATTAAAAAATTAATTTAAAATGGCAAGTGATGCAAGTTTCGCATTAGGGACGGCTGGATTAGTCTCTCCTAGTGTACAAAAAATAGCTTCTCCATCTTCATTCTTAGATATTAGAAATGATGGTTGGACTAAGCAATATCTACCTGAGCTTTACGAAAGCGAAGTAGAAAAATATGGTGATAGATCTATTTCTGGATTTATCCAAATGTTAGGTGCTGAGATGCCTATGGCTTCTGATCAAGTAATTTGGTCTGAGCAAGGTAGATTACACATAGCATACCAAGCTACTGTAGCAACTGCAACTGGTGTTTTATCAGCTGTAAAAAATATTGACAACACAAGTGGTTCTTCATTAACTGGTAATGAAATTGCTTTAAGAGTTGGAAATACAGTAGTTTGTGAAGTAGAAGGTGTAGTATTTAAAGGTTTTGTACAGGATGATGGTTCTGTATCTGCTTTAACTATCAAACCTTACGGTGCAGAAAACGTAGATGATTTAGCAGGCATTACAGCAGCTTCTTCTCAAACTATTAAACTATTTGTTTATGGTTCTGAATTTAAGAAAGGTAGCGTTGCAATGACTGGTGCTATTGAGCCAAACTTCTTATCGTTAACTAACAAACCAATGATTATCAAAGATCACTTTGAAATTGCTGGTTCTGACGCTGCTCAGATTGGTTGGGTTGAAGTATCTGGTGAAAATGGACAATCAGGTTATTTATGGTATTTAAAATCTCAAGGTGATACAACTAAAAGATTTGAGGATTATTTAGAGATGGCAGTTATTGAAGCAGAAAAATCTGATGGAACTGCTCATGCTGATATTCCCGAAGGATCTGAAGGTTTATTATCTGCAATTGGTAATAGAGGTATTGTAGCTACAAGTTTCTTTGATAGCGAGTCTGCTGTTGCTGATGAACTTGGGGATTTTGATGCTTTAATTGCTGAATTAGATTCACAAGGTTCAATTTCTGAAAACATGTTATTCTTAGATAGAGCATCTAATCTTCACATTGATGATATGGTAGCTGGTTTAAATCCAAATATTTCTGGAGCATTAAACTTTGGTGCATTCAACAACTCAGAAGATATGGCGTTAAATCTTGGATTTAATGGTTTCAAAAGAGGCGGTTACGAATTCTATAAAACTGACTGGAAATATCTTAACGATAAATCTACAAGAGGAAATGTTGGTTCATTAAAAGGAGTGTTAGTGCCTGCTGGTACATCTTCAGTTTATGACCAAAATCTTGGGAAAAACGTAAGAAGACCTTTCCTTCACGTAAGATATAGAGCTAGTGAAGCTGATGATAGAAAACTTAAAACATGGATTACAGGTTCAGTAGGTGGAGCTTCTACAACTGGAACTGACAACATGGAAGTTCACTATCTATCAGAAAGATGTTTAGTAGTTCAAGCTGCAAACAACTTCGTTAGATTTGATTCTTAATATTTAAAGTAAATTTTACCCTCGTTGTAACTACGGGGGTAATCTTTACCTTTATTAACATTTTTATTTTATTATATCATGACAAAAACAAAAACAAAACCTGTTGAGGTTAAGCAACCTAAATGGGAAATAAAAGATAAGTTATACGAATTAACTATAAACGAAACACCTATAGTATTCACATTAAAGAGTAAAGGCATTTTATTATTTGATGAAGAAATGGGTTATGAAAGAGAAATTAAATATTGTGAAAATCAAAAAACAATATTTACAGACGAAATGAAAGGACCACAAAGATTGTCGCATATTTCATTTAGAGATGGCAAACTTTTTGTTCCAAAAGAAAAACAAACATTACAAAAATTTTTAGCAGTTCATCCCGATAATGGGAAAAGATTTGCAGAATATAATCCTGTACAAATAGCTGAAAATGATTTAAGCTTTATTGAATTAGAAATTGAAGCATTAAATACAGCAACACAAATAGATGTTGATCATGCAGAAGCAATTTTGAGGTCTGAGATCGGAAATAAGGTATCTAGCATGACTTCTAAGGAGCTTAAAAGAGATTTGTTATTATTTGCTAGAAACAATCCAGAATTGTTCTTAGAGTTAGCAAATGACGAAAACATAAATATTAGAAACATTGGTATAAAAGCCACGGAAATGAATCTAATTAAACTTTCAAGTGATCAAAGAACATTTACTTGGGTATCTACAGGTAGAAAACTTTTAACAGTACCATTTGATGAAAACCCATATTCAGCGTTAGCTGCTTGGTTTAAAACAGATGAAGGAGTTGAAGTTTATCAAACAATTGAAAAAAGATTAAAATAAAGTCGATAGTGGTTGAGCCGCTAAATGCGGCTTAATCATTACATAAAAATATTATGGCAATATCAGTAAATAAAGTTTATAGAGCTGTACTCTCAATAATAAATAAAGAAGGCAGAGGGTTTTTAACACCTGATCAATTTAATAG